ATCATATGTTGATGACTGGGTTCAAAATGCTCAGATTAACTTCTATGACGGCACACAAACCACAGCAGACCAAGACTTAATTAACGCGTCTAATGAGTGGAATAGTAATTGTATACTGAATGGTACCGCTTATATTCATGTACGCTTAGAATACGATCCAGAAGTATATACTAATGGTATCCCTAGCATCACTACTACTATTCGTGGTAAGAAAGTATTAGATCCTAGAACTGACGTTACAGCATGGTCAGAAAACCCAGCCTTATGTATCTATGACTACTTAAAAGATCCTAAATACGGTCTTAATGATGACACAGTAAATGTAGCTCAGGTTATTGCATCGGCTAACGTATGTGATCAACTGGTCACTATTGATACTGGTGTAGACCAAACTAGATACGCATTAAGTGGGTTTATCAACTCAGGCGATACAATAAAAGCCAACCTTGAGAAAATGCTTTCATCTATGTTCGGTAAGCTAGTATGCTCAGGTGGTGAGCTATTCGTAAATGCTGGTTATTACACTTCACCAGTGCTAGATATTAATGAATCATTATTAGTAGGCGCAGTATCACTACAGACTAAAACAAGTAGACGTAATGTCTATAATGCGGTTAAGGGTACATTCCTAAGTGAAGAAGAAAATTACATATTTGCTGATTACCCTAGCATTAAGTCTGACACCTACAGCGTAGAAGATGGTGAGCCATTATATTTAGACTTACCATTGCCATGTACTACTAATAACGTCAGAGCGCAACGTCTAGCTAAACTATCACTTAACAAGTCAAGACAGCAACGGTCTTTAAGTATCCCAGTTAACCTAGCTGGCTTAAAAGTTAGGGCTGGTGATGTTATACGCTTTACATCGGAGCGATTAGGCATATCTAATGCAGAATATGAGGTTATTGATTTTGAGTTTGAGTATTCAGATCAACTAATTGTAAATCTAGTATGCGTAGAGACAGGTTCTAGCTTATATGATTGGACAGTAGCAGATAAGTTAGATTTTAGTGTGGGTAGTGACATTACCCTATACGACGGAACAGCCATAGCACCTACAGGCTTAACAGCTACAGCAGTTAGTAATATATTATCTGATGGTACTGATTCCACTTATATTGATGTTGCATGGACTAACCCTAGTGATATCTACTTTGATTATGTTGTATTGAAGTATGGCGATCAAAGCATAGTAACTAAGGATCAAACCTATCGCATTAATAACGTAGATGAGAATACTCAGTACACCATTACTATCAGTGCATATAATACGTTTGGCAGACAGTCTACAGGGCTATCAACTAACGTAACTACAGTAAGAGATACGACAGCACCAGCTAACATCACAAGCATTACAGCTACAGGTGGGTTACAGACAATAGACTTATCATGGACTAACCCTACTGATGATGATTTTGATTTAGTTAGAATTAAGGTAGCATCAACTAATTCAGAGCCAACTGGTTACTCATACGAGGTAAGAGCCGATAACTTTATTGATGATGTTGGTGCATATTCTGCTACCAGATATTATTGGTTAGCACCAGTAGATCGCACTGGTAACGTAGGTAACTATGTAAGCGGTGGATCTGCTACAACTGGCTCAATAACTATTAATGACGTTCCACAAGTAGCTGGTACATTCTACCTCACATTAGGCGATAATGATGCACCCACTAATACAGAATTTAACACAGCCGTAGGACGTGATCCTATTAATGGTGACTTTGTAATCGTAAACAAGGAATTCGCATTTAACTATGACGGAACTTCTTGGGATGCAGTAACAGAGTTTATCGATGGTTCATTATTGGTTAGCGGTTCACTATCAGCCGATGATATTACTACAGGCACATTAAACGCTAATGATGTGACTATATCAAACCTTACCGTTTCTTATGACGATTTAGGTGATAAGCCTGACTTATCTGAATTTATTACAGCAGGTGAAGTTAACGACAATGTGACTGTAATTAATGGCGGTATAATTCAGACAGGATCAGCTATTACAGTTGGCGTAAACGATAACGTAGCAATATTATCAGGTGCAGACACTACCTATAGATTATGGGCAGGTGATGCATCATCAGCAGACGCACCATTTAAAGTTAGCCAAACAGGTGTTCTTTACGCAACGGGCGCAGAAATAAGCGGTAATATCACAGCAGGTTCGATTGATGCGGAGAATATAACTTTCACTGGCTCACTGATTGCTGATGGTCTATCAACCATTCCAAACGTTGAAGCAACAAACATGACCCAATCATTGCGTAATGCGATTGAGGAAATAATTGTTACTAAGTTTGGATCGGATGCGTCAACAGGTTATTACGATGAAGCGACAGGCTCATTTGATGCACAAGATGATAATACTGAAATATGTCGTATAAATACATTTCAGCATAATGGCTCAAATATTGATATTGATGTTACATTTTCAAGGTCATGGCAAGCATCAAGTAATGACATTCCTAGTGTAACGGTTAACATTCAGCGTTCAGTCGCAGGGGCTAACAGTTGGACGACAATCAAGACGCAAACTATTACAGGTTCGGTTTTCTATGAGCCAGAATTGAATAATTACTTTGCTAATATTCAAGGCGTGGTATCAATCACAGACAACCCGACAACAGGAAACTATGATTACCGTTTCTTTGCAGGAACTATTTCAAACCTTTCACTTATTACCATTAGCGCAAGACTTGAAGCCAATGAACAAGGTGAACAAATTGGCACGATTGACCTTGCCAACTATGGCGCATTAGCACAAGACGAAACCATTACAGGCGATTGGACGTTTGATGGGAAAACTATATTCACAGAGAGAACAACTGATAGTGCCGGATCATCTGTTTCTGTAGGTAGCGATCCAAGACTTTCAGAATATTTGAGCAATGTTGCTACTGAATATCATAGTGGCGCAAGCGGTGAACCAGTAACAATTTACTTTAAATCTGGTGTTAATGCCCCAAGTGATTTTGGCTATATAACATTTGACCCAAAACGTGACACTTCAGGTGAAAGAGCGGAACTTGTAATTGGTTGTGAAAATGACGGTAATTCAACAAGTGGTGTTGATAGGGTTAAAATAGCAAGCCCGCTAGTTATTGATAGTAAACTGTTTAGTTCAGACCATACAAAGATTGTCGAGTTCCACTTTAATGGCGATGAAAAGGGATACATCACAACAGGGGGAAACTTACTGTTAGACGGAAGTATCACAGCATCAGGTTATAACGCATCCAACTGGAATACTGCACATGGTTGGGGTAATCACGCGGATGCTAACTATATAGTTGGCGGTGGCACATGGGAAGGTGGCACTGGAAGTTCTTACACAACATTATCTCAAAGTGTGTTTGATACAGGGAATACAAAATTTACTTTTTATGGTAATGGCGGAAAAATGGACGTTATTACTGATGGTGAATTTTATGCTAACGAGGGTTCATACAAGGTTTACCATGCAGGTGATTTCACTAACAACGCATCGAATTGGGACACAGCATACACTTATAGCCAAGTAGGTCATTTACCTTTATCGGGTGGTTCTTTATCAGGTAATTTAACAGTCGGTTCTAACACAAATGCAAGCACTATAATTGTCAACGACATTGATGGGGCTAGATACCGTTTAGCAACTGGTGGATATGATTTAAAATTTCAAAAGCATGATGCGAGTGTGGATAATTATGCAACGGCTTTAGAATTAAGAGGTGTCACCGCTAATGACGGCACACCTAGTGTTTATGTCAATAACTATTTAGATGTTGCTAATGATATAAAGAAAGGCGGATTCACTGTTATAGATAGCAGTAGAAACTTAACTAATGTTGGCACTATCAGCCTAGCAGGAACATCAAACAGACCTATGTTTGTAGGTCAAGCAGGGAGTATAACAACCAAAGGTAGTTCAGGCGGTTGGTCACAAGGATTTCTTTACTATGGCTCATCAAATACTTACAGAGGTGGATTCGGTGCGCTTGGAACTGGTGATGCACTGGATTATTTTTGGATAGGCTCAGATTATAACGATGGTTCTAATTTTAGGTTTTATCCTGATGGTACTTTTAACATCGGTGGAACAACCGTTATAGATAACAATAAAGAAGCACGAATTTCATATTTAGAAGTAAATGGAACAAGACCGACTTTATCGCAAGCGCACATACAAAGCACATTGCAATATGCTTTAGAAATAGAACATAACATAGATTCCACAGTAAGCACTTATTACGACACCCTATCTCTTTTAAATGACACCAACCAAGCAGGTAATTTAACTCAAATAGGTTTTAGAACTAGGGATGCAGATGGACAGCATCATAGAGCAACAATAGTATCGCGTAGAGATGGAAGTGGCACAGCATCAGGCGATTTAATAGTTAGAACCAGACCATCATCAGGTAATCCAACCGATTCCTTAACTGTTAAATCTAATGGTGATGTTCGTGTTGATAGAGGGAACTTACAGATTGGTAGTACAACAGTTATAGACTCAAGCCGTAACCTTACTAACATAGGTACAGGCTCATTTAGTGGTTCTTATATTAATTTGGTTAACTCAGCAGGATATATAAGAGTAAATAACGGCACAGGCGCTATGCAGTTTGGCTCATGGGATGGCGTAAATCACAGGTTAGAAAGTGGCTCAGACAGACCAATGCTTATAACTGCTTATAATTCAGCAGGTGTAAAAATTGGTATATCGGGCGGAGCTACATTAACAGTGACAAATGGTGTAGCTAATGTTGCAGGTGATGTTCAATCACAAACAATGTCATTGCCTAGTAATACTGGTGATGAGTCAGGATATTCATTTAGAGCGTCATATGAGTGTATATCTGGTGAGGGTTGGGCAACAACACATTACGCTTACAATAATAACGATGGCTTTTTGTTTTGTAATAGGATCTCTACAGGTGGACAGGCTAGACCAGTATTCCACATAGGCGGTAGAAATAACGCGAGTTATGCAGGGTACAGTGCAGAAGATACTATAATCACTGTCACTAGATCGACAGGCACTAAAGCAACAGGCTCAACCTATGCAGGTAGGGCTTTATCAACTGGCTCGGAATGGTTTAATATAGTTAAAAGGTCCGACAGAACAGTATTGCGCGACCAACAAGGACTTGTAAGCGTAGACTCAGCATTAAGATTCGAATCAACATTGCAATCAGGCACTACGACAGTAATGGACGCAAGCCGTCAATTCTATCCAACTAATATACAGTTGCCTAGTAGTAGCGGTTCGGTTGGAATGTCATTATATGATGGCGCATTGCATGTTCGCTCGTTTGCCGATAAGTACCATAAAATTTGGTATTATGATGGTATTGCTTTTGGTACTAACAGTGGTCATGGTCATTTTAGATTTTATGCTGAAACAAATACTCAAAGAAATGCGTCATCAGGCGGTGCATATTTAAGGTTTGACATTGACTCAGTAACGGGTAATTGTACCGCAAGCGGTAATATTACGGCTTACTCAGATATTAAATTAAAAGAAAATATCGAGACAATAACTAGTCCACTTGATAAAGTAACAAAATTACGTGGCGTTACATACAATCGTAAAGACCAAGACGACAATAAACTTCATATGGGGGTTATTGCTCAGGAAGTTGAGAAGATAATACCAGAGGTTGTAGACTATCAAGCGGAAACAGATACTAAAACAGTATCCTACGGAAACATGGTTGGTTTACTTATTGAAGCAATCAAAGAACTTAAATCCGAAATAGAGGAATTGAAAAATGCTAACAGCAACTAAAGCAGTACAACGAGTAGAAGTCTACGGTGATAAACGTGTGATGGTGGTCTATGAGATTACCATTGACGATCCAAATGATGACTTACTACCTGCTGTATCAAATCAGGTAATACACTTACAAAAAGAAACCACTACTCCAGATGTGGAAAATGAGGGTGAAACCATTACTACGGTAACGGATATATCAAACCATGATCCATTGGTTCAGACTATATGTAATGCAGTTTGGGCAGATGATGAAGAAGATGAAGCGGTAGAATAATGCCAGTAATTCCTTTTGGTGTGACCAGTGGCGCAATAAATATGAACTCATTGCGCGACTTTTTTGGCGATCCAACATATAACTCTAACACCTTATCAATGAGCCAATTGTATAAGGGTGGTGACTTAGTGCCTAATATTAGCCAGAACAGTTCAGTGCCTACATCTGGAACAATAAGTTTATCTAACTTGTACGGTTGCCACACTTCACTACAGTTTGATAAACAGCCAGTAGTGAAAAATATATATGAGTTTGGGATACAACCGACTGGAACGATGCAAGCGCAATGGGTTCAATCTATCCTCGTTGGCTCACAAGGTGATTTTGATGTTGGTTATGGTGCGTTAAAAAATTCAGGATCAATGCAATACAGAGCAATAATAACTGGTGCTAATCAGTTAACTAGGATTGTTTTTCAAGGCAGTACTTATACGACTGGATCTAGCACTTATACGACACCTTGGTTAACAGGTTATGGTACGACACAATTGGAGCGTGATTGGTATTCCTCTAATAGTTCGTTTAATATTACAGGGACTTTCAGAGTTGAAGTGAGAAAAACCCATAACGGTACAACTTATACTCAAAGTTCAAGTACAGCCAGTTGGCGATTACAGAAATTTAATTCAATAGAGTAAACAAAATGAACGAAACACAAATTAATGCAATGTTCCAATCACTACAGCAACAGAATCAGCAGTTATCTGGACAGTTAGCCGAAGCGCATGGTCAAATTGCTGTATTGCAGGAGCAGTTAAAAAGTCAAGATGAAAGTGATAAAGAAAGCCAAGACTGATATAATTACACAAAAAGCATTCAGGTATTAACATGTCAGACCAGTTAGAAAAAAGAATAGATAGTTTCGAGAACAAGATGGATCGTAACTTTGAAAAGATCACAGAAGTTCTTACGGAACTAGCTAGACATGATGAGCGTGTAGATGACTTAGAGCGCAGAGTTGGTGCTAATGAAGATGATATATCAGACATTAGTAAACTGGTTAGAGATAACACAGGTGTAGCTAAATTCGCTGATAGGATTTTCTGGGTTTTTGTCACTGGCGCAGTAGGTCTACTATTCTTTTTTCTCAGAGGTTAGCATGAATATCAAAGAGCAGATACAGCGTGATGAGGGTTATCGTGGTAGCCCTTACAAATGCACTGAGGGTTATTGGACTATCGGCTATGGTCGTAACCTAGAAACCAACCCAATGACTGTAGACGAGGCTGGTTATCTGCTTAACAACGATATCAAAGACGTAGTACACAAGTTAAAAGATATCGGCTTAGTGAATGACGTTGATGATCCACGTCAAGCTGTATGGGTTAACATGGCTTTTCAGATGGGCGTATCTGGTCTATTAAGGTTTAAGCAGACGCTAAAATACTATAAAGATGGTGACTATGAGTCATGCGCTCATGAGATGCTTAATTCTAATTGGGCTAAACAGACACCTAACCGAGCTAAGAGAATGTCATTACAAATGCTTACTGGTGAATGGCAATGAGTCTAAATAATCACTTAATTAAAATGCCTAATGGTTTACTAGGTGTAAGTGCTGGTATCTACCCTGATATTAAAGGTGTGCATTGTTTTGGTATTAACCCTGATATTGCTAACGGTTCAGTTCCAGAGTCTATCTGGTCAGTTGGTGGCGTATACCCTTGGGATCAATTCGGTACTGGTGAGATACTTACCCTAGCATCGACCGCTAACGATACTGGTTATGTCACCATTGAGGGATTAGACGCTAATTATGATCTACTTGTAGAAACGGTCACGTTAACTGGAATAACCCCAGTATTGACCTCTAATCAGTTCATGAGGGTTAATCGTGCGTACTATCTTAATGGTGATTATAACGATGGTGATATATCAATCGAGATAGATTCTATACCAGTTGCCATGATTGACGCTGGAAAAGGTCACACCTTATCTACTAATTACACAGTGCCAGCAGGACATACCGCTTTCTTAGTAGCTGGTGATACATCGGTTAATAAGGGTCATGATGCTCAGGTAGAGTTTTATGTGCGTATGTTTGGTGGTTCTTTCATGATCCAACACGTAGCAGAAGTATATGAGAACTCATACAGGTTTGATTTTCTTATACCGTTTAGAGTGCCTGAGAAATCCGACATAGATGTAAGAGTATCGACAGTTGAGAATTCAGGTACACGAGTAACCGCAACTTATGACATGGTGTTAGATAAATGCTTGAATTACTAATTAATCCTATTGCTAGTCTACTAGATAAAGTTATTCCTGATAAGGATCAACGTGATAAGTTAGCTCATGAAATAGCTACTATGTCACAGAAGCAGGGCTATGAGTTAGCTAAAGCACAGATAGCAGTAAATCAGGTTGAAGCTGGTCATAGGTCTATATTTGTTGCTGGCTGGCGACCAGCGTTAGGTTGGGTGGGTGTTAGTGCTATTGCTTATAACTACGTCCTACTACCACTTATTAACATCTATCTAATATCTAATAGCATGGATGTGTTAAGCCCAATGGATCTATCTGAACTCATGCCATTAATCTTGGGTATGTTGGGGCTAGGTGGGTACCGTACCTACGAGAAGAAAAAAGGAGTAGCTAAATGATAATGCCTAAACGTGGTCAACGTACACAGACTAACCGCAAGAAGAAAAAAACTAGACCTAAAAAGAAATAGTGATACAATAATTATAACATTCTCTCCCAATGTTGTTAGTGAGCCTACCGTAACTGGTGGGCTTTTTTTTGCTTAAAATTTAAGCTAGAATAGTGACTCCTAACTTGCATACTGGAGTATCTATGCAATCATGCCCACATTGTAACGGGGTTAAACTCAGAAATGTAAAAGTACGCAGGTCTAAGCAACAGTTTCAATGCCTATCATGCGCTAAGTATTTTTCAGTTCCATTAGAAGCAAGCGCACCCACCCCAGACGGGTATCTAGTCAAAGGTCAATCTAAGTTATACGATGCAGATGGTAAGGTTAAACTTACGTGGGAAAAGACCGACCGCAACAAAGAGCAACAATTTGAGGCAATGAAGCAAGCTATTACAGAACTTGCTAAATCAATTACGCCTATTGATGAGATACCAGAGCCAGTATACCAACCTAGTGACTACGCTAATATTATTCCTATAGGTGATCCGCACGTAGGGATGTACTCAGCATTTAATGAAGTAGGTGAGCAATACACGCTAGAGAAAGCTAAGAACTTATTTACTAGAGCTATGACTAAGGCTATGGATAAATGCCAGCCATGCGATAACTGTTATATCATTAACGTAGGTGACTTTTTCCATTCTGACCTATCATCTAATCGTACAGCTAGAAGTGGAAACGCACTAGACGTAGATGGTCGATGGAATGAGATAGTAAAGGTCGGAGTTCACATAGTTAAGACGTGGGTTATATTAGCCCTAAAAAAGCACAAAACTGTACATATTGTGAATGCTATAGGCAATCATGACGATCATTCGAGCCAATGGCTTAACATTGCAATAGATGCGTTATTTAGTGCTAATAAGCGTGTTATTGTGCATGATAACGCTAGCCAATTCCAATACTTCACATTCGGTAAAAACCTATTCGGAGTGACTCATGGCGACACAGCAAAAATGGCAGACCTCGGTGGCATCATGGCTACGGATGTTCCTGATTTATGGGGCGGTTCTGTTCACCGTTATTTTTACACTGGGCATGTACACCATGATCAGGTTAAAGAGTTTCGTGGCTACAAAGCTGAGTCATTTCGTACCCTAGCTGGTAAAGACGCATGGCATCACGCAAGCGGTTACAGGTCAGATAGAGACATTAAAGTCATAGTTTTACACAAGGATCATGGTGAAGTAGAGAGATTTACTTTCAATATTTCACAATTTAATTAACTTTTTTGTTTACATTACTTATCCTTTTAGTTAATATTCATATTGACAACTAAGAGGAGAATGTCATGAAACAATCAGAAACAATTATAGAGCTATCTAAGGCGATGGCTAAAGCTCAGGATGAAATGGGTGGTGCAGTTAAAAACTCTAACAACCCATTTTTTAAGTCTAGCTATGCTGACCTTACCAGTGTAATCAAGGCAATCAAAGAGCCGTTTGCAAATAACGGTCTATCCTTTGTTCAATTCCCTATCAGCGCACCAGACCATATAGGTATAACTACTAGACTTATGCACGAGTCTGGCGAGTGGCTAGAGAGTGAATGCTTTCTACCATTAACCAAAGCAGACCCCCAGTCCTGCGGTAGCATTTTGACGTACTGTCGTAGGTACGCTTTATCAGCCATGTGTGGAATTCCTGCAGTCGATGATGATGCAGAAATGGCTATGGTACGTGGTAAGTCTTATATTAGTGAGCGTCAATACGATGAGTTACTAGATCTAATTGAGCAGTCCAACACTGACCTAGACAAGTTCCGCAAAGCATTCGCTATTGAGTCATTAGGTGACATGGAGACAGGTCACTTCACTAAAGCCAAATCAATGCTTAAGCGTAAAATTGAGCAAGCCAACGTAAAAGCAGAGACGGAGAAAGACAATGCAAGTGATTAATGTCGAGCAGGGTTCTGAGGAGTGGCTTAAAGCACGTCTAGGAGTGCCTACAGCGTCATGCTATGCCAAACTAATAACAACACAAGGCAAGCGAAGCGCACAGGCAGAGAGTTACATTAACGAGCTTATAGGTCAGCGTATCACTGGTGAGATACCAGAGACATTTAAGAGTGAAGCTATGGAGCGTGGCAACGAGCTAGAGCCACAAGCCAGAGCATACTATGAGCTGATGACTGATAACGATGTTGAGGAAGTAGGATTAATACTTAACGATATTGGTGCTGGATGTAGTCCTGATGGGCTAATAGGCGAACATGGTGGCTTAGAGATAAAATGCCCTAAGTTATCTACGCATATCGGTTATTTGCGCAATGGTAAGCTACCTACAGCGTATATACAGCAAGTGCAGGGGTGTATGTATATTACTGGGCGTAAGTGGTGGGATTTTATGAGCTTTCACCCTGACACTGAGAGCTTAATAATACGCATTGAACGCAACGAGACTTTTATCAGTGCGCTAGATGCAATACTTAAAGAAACAATCAATACAATTAACTTAGAATCAGAAAACTGGAGAAAGAAATGAGCCAATACGATAACACAAACACAGGCGCACTATTTATTAACGACCGTAGACAGAATGAGAACCAGCCTAATGCTAAAGGTTCTGTAGATATTGATGGTGTTGAATACTGGGTGAGTGCATGGACTAAGACAAGTAAGAGCGGTCAAAAGTTTCAGTCATTAGCGTTTACTCGTAAAGAGCAACAACAAGCACCAGCACGACCAGCACCAACTACACCAGCTTTTAACCCTGATGTAATTGACGACGATCTACCATTTTAATCTAGGGGGCTATATGCCCCTTTTTACTGGAGTACATTATGAACATTGGAAAATCATTAAGGCGATTACAGAGAGAGTTACGCATAAGTAACAGAGAACTAGCAGATCATTTAGACGTTAAAGAGCCACAAATAAGCAAGTGGCGTAACAGCGAGGACATGAAAGCTAGTACAGTGGTATCTATCGCTAACTACATGGGAGTATCAGTCCTTGAACTTCTACAAGATCAATAGCAGAGATAAGGTTAAACAGGTATTAGATTACCTAGCTAAAAACCTTATTGAGAACTGGGATTTTACCAACCCAGTACAGATAGAATATAAGCCTTATAGTAATAAGCTAACTAAAAGTCAACGCTCACTAATGCACATCTGGTTTAGAGATATCGCATCTGAGTATAAAAGACGTGGTTTCACCTATGAGAATGAGCATGGTGAACAGGTTTACATGACTGAGAAGTGTGTAAAGCTAATGCTTAAACATAAGTTCTTAGGTGTTAGAGATATTCGACAGGGTAAGCTGGTTATTAAAGATCAGCTAGTTAGCACTGAGGATCTGAGTGTAGGTGAGGAAAGTCATTTTCTCGATGAGATCTATAGCTGGGCTTATGATCATGGGGTACAATTAAAGATACCTGAGCATAGTGATTACATGAAATATAAGAGGTCACAAAATGGCTACTAAAACCAAAACCTTAGCAAAAGTGCTAGATGATACCGCTGTATTAATGCAGAAGTACGTAAGGCTAAAAGACTTTGTATCTAACGGTGGTTATTGTAAGTGTATTACGTGTGGTAAAACTGGACACTGGAAAGAGTTTGACGGTGGACACTTTATTAGTCGCACGTATACGATCCACAAGATACTAGAGGAAAACATACACCCACAGTGTAAAGGGTGTAATAGGTTTGGTCACAAGTGCCATGATGATTACTCTATGTATATGATTGATACGTATGGTGAGGACTTTGTGCGTGAGCTGATTGATACTAAGCGAATAAGTATTAAAAGAGATAGGCAGGAGTTACTTGCTACTCAAAAAGACTTAAAGCAGAAGATTAAGGATCTTGAGAATGAAGTACCAACTTATTAGATGCACCTTAGAGCAAGGTGATTATCACGAGACTCTAGTCATGTCTTACAAGGACGCTAAGGAAGCTATGCGAGACAAGATACAAGAGGAAAAAGATGAACTAGATCCATTGTCATGGTGGACTGTAGAACTGGAAGAAGAATGAAGATTAAGAAAATACACAGCCAAGCCAAAACACCTACACGTGGATCATACGACAGCGCAGGAAATGACCTATACTCAGTACAACACGCTATCATTCCACCACACAGATCAGCCAAGTTAGGTACTGGATTATGTATGGAAATGGAAAAAGGTACAGTAGGTTTAATCTGGGAACGCTCAAAACTAGCTAGTAAGTTTGGTCTACAAGTTATGGGTGGCGTAGTAGATTGTGACTATCGAGGTGAAGTCATGATATCACTATACAATAACTCAGACACACCTTACGAGGTTAAAGTAGGTGATCGTATGGCTCAGATTATATTTCAGCAATACATAGATTATGACTTTGAAGATGTGGAGCAACTAAACGACACACCTAGAGGAACTAACGGTATTAACTCAACTGAGAACAGACTATGACAGACTACCGCAGAGATGAACCAATTAAGCCTATCACTCACAAGTACCTTAAACCTATTAAGGGTAAGATAGTACCAGAAGATGATCACATGTTATTTGTTGACGTGTACGATGTGCTAAAAGCATTCGATGTAGTATGTCCAGCCATGCAACACGCAATCAAGAAAATGCTATGTAGTGGACAGCGTGGAGTAAAAGACAGTATCAGAGATAAGCGTGAAGCTATCGACAGTATCAATAGAAGTATTGAGCTAGAATAAGAAAAGCCCACCTATCACAGTGGGCTATCATCTATTTCATCGTGAGCTACCAACCCAGTTAGCTAGTCCTTGCATGTAAACCGCCAACCGTTACGACAAAGCTAGTATACCTACCTACACCAATCTATCAATAGCCAGACATAAAAAAAGCCCAATTAAGGGCTTTCTCTATTAACACTTTACAATCACAGGACAGAGTTGTATAGTTAGGTTGTTAGCTGGATTGCAGTCCAGTATAACTATAGGGATAAGTCAGGACTAAAGTCATACTTTGCTAACCAGTTTAGTATACCGACATACCTAATTATTTCAAGTCTATAGTTATATTACGCATTCCACTATCCTAGTCGAGCCTAGTTAAATCGTGGTGTCTCATTGTGCACCTGCTCACAAAAGCAAGAACAAACATACGACCTTTGAGGGCGGGATAAACAGCGTTTCGGATAGCGTACTACTTAGGTAGTCATAGAGGGTGGTTTTACTAGCCATTGCCAGCGGATTGGTTAAATAGTTGCTGATTACTGTATGTTTGGGGAAAACTTATAACACTATAAACGTGTATCACACCATAGAGGTTATCCAATAGCCCTCTAAATGACCACTATTGTCTAAAAAAAGTCACATCAAATCCCATTACCCGTAGCTATCGGGATTAATTAATAAAAAAGTTAAATAAATACTTTACATTAACGAAATACCGTTATATGATGTAATCACACTAACAAAGGGGTTACAAAAAATGAATACACGTACTGAATTATTAAACGCTTTAAATAATGACTTAATGGCTTGTGGTGGTATGAGTCCAGATCAAATAATTGAGAAAGCTGATGCTATGTTCCATGACTATTATTGTGTTGATATTGACCATGATAAGCAAACATCTGATCACTACAAAAGATTTGTAGGTGTAATAATGGTTGAAAATTTAATGTGCGCTTAGTCGCACTTTTGGGAGAATGAAAATGATTATATTACAACGTAACAATATCGAGATACTAAAGCACGTTGACCTAGATGGTCGTCATGTATACACAGTGCGTGAGCTTAACGGTGATGATTGCTTTATAGATGAGTTCTACACGTTAGAAGATGCTATTGAGTTTATCGCAGTAATGCCTAACGGTTTTGACTTACGAGCTGAAAAGCTAAAGGCTAAAAGTGATAACCCTACATTCCTAGAGGTTGGATTAATTATGCTAGTAGGTTGTGGTATGGGTATGATGTTTATCAACTGGTTGGGCTTGTTATGACAGCACAAGAAAGGTTACAGTTCATATTGTCAGATCGTGGTATGAACATAAGAACAATGTCTAGCTTATCAGAGCTACCTTATACGACAGTATACGATTACATCAAGAACGGTAACGAGCCTAGTTACAAGAATTTTAATAAGATAGTAGAAGCAACTGGTTACACCATACAAATTAACGACACTGGAGAGAGTGGTGAAAATTGAGATAAGCACAGAGGAGCTGGTAGCAAATGTAAGCGCACATGATGTACTTAACTACATGGACGAATACGAGCTATCCACATTAGTAAGAGATTACTTAAATAAGAATTTGCTTGAAGCAAGCCAAAAGCAAGGGGTACAAGGATTGGTTAATTTACTAATCAATCATGCTGATGAGATAAAAACTACATGCCCACAAGATGACATTAACGCACTAATAAAAGCACTGGGAGAATAACATGACAATTACTAGAAAACGCTGGACTGATGAAGAAGTATCTAAGCTGGTTTATATGAACGGTAAAGGGTACTCAAAAGACCTGATAGCACATGAGTTAGGTAGAACCAAAATAGCGGTAGCAGTTAAGCTATCAAACCTGAAAAAGACAGCAGTTAATTACGATTCAGAAGAAATGCAGAGAGGTGATTTAATATTACCAGCAGTATGTATTACCTTAATGATCGTCTTAGCGGTGGTGAGCGCATTATGATACATGAAACCATTACCCTAGAATGTGAAGCGTTTGGATATTTAGATTTAGACGTATCATACGAGGAAGTTACAGAAGATAATAGCTTTGATCATGAGTTCGGTACTGAGAAACGAGTAGACCAATACGCTGTAATCTATGAAGTCAAGTTCAACGGTCAACCTATCAGGTTAACTAAGGTTCAGCACAGAGAGCTAGAGGACTTTATAACTGAGAACTTGGTGACAGCATGAATACCAGATACGTATTTAATAAGGTAATAGGTCACATGCAAGTTAAGGAGCTATCCAAAATAACTGGCTATCATGAGAACACGTTGCACCAGTGGAAAAGTGGCAAGTCAGAAACTAGCATCATGTGCCTGAATGACATTGTAGAAGCATGTGGCTATAAGATAACGATTGAGAGAAAAAATGGATAATCATTATAAATTTAGAAAGGGCAGGATAAGCCTAGAGCGAGTAGTTAACGCTATGGATGGTATTAAGATGATAGATTCGGTAAGGCGTGGCATTATAGAGTATTTTGTAGAGGGTAAGACAGTTAAGGAGACTAAGGTTAATTCATCCCTACTAATGCCATATCTTAGAGAGGTTAATACTAATATCACCATAGATAATCTATACGTGAGAAAGTTCTTATATACAGATGAATTTAGTCCAAGAGGAAAGCAAAATGACAGTAATAGATCACTTTTTACAAGTTAAGCACAAAGAATTAAAAGAAGAACTCAAGCAAGCTAAGATCACAATGGAATTATGTTATGCCATGCTCATGGGATCGGTACTACTTAATGTGGTTTTAGTATGGAGATTGTTCAGTGGCTGATAACTATTTACCTAAGTTTTTCACACCTAGCAGAACTAAACACAAGCGCAAGATTACACCAAAACAAGAAAAACAAGCAGAAGCTAGGCGTAAGATTGAATTATTAAGATATGAGCAAGAGTTGAAAAAGCTAGAAGAATAATAATTTAACTTTTTTGTTAATTAATGCTTTACTTATATCGGAATATCGTTAATAATGCATTCACTAACCGAGGAGAATGACATGATAGTAAATACAATTAGCACAGCAAACCAATTTATCGAACAATTCAAAGATTGCGGTAGAGGTAATCAATTTAGCTACGATGGTTTTGTAGCATTGTTTGATTACCTTGATATGCTTTCAGATGATCAACCTATTGAACTTGATGTTATTGGTATTTGTTGTGAGTTCAGCGAATATCATATAGATGTTTTACGTGACTATTACGACATGCTTGAGGGTTTAAATGATCAAGAAGTCGTAGACAAATTAGAATATTACACAGTGGTTATACCAGTTGATAAAAGTACGTACATAATTGCTGATTTTTAACATATTGTTTTTGGGAGAGAATGATGAAATTAAGATTTACAAATAAAGTTCCAGAATCATTGGAAGATTATGTGATTTTTACATACTTGTATAAGTGGGAGAATTCTGTTTTTAGCACTTCTACATTACTTAAATATGATGAGCGCAATTTATATCGAAAAGAGCTTGAGTGGATTTACGGAAGTGACCTAGTTGATACTTTCCATAATGAAGTTCAAATGTGGGAGCTAGATTAAATTCTGGGGAGAAAATCATGGAACTTAGACCACATCAAGAGCGTGCTATAAGTATGCTAAGGCAATCACTAGCCAAAGGATATAAAAGACCAATATTAGGGGCGTGTTGCTCATTTGGTAAGACTATTACAGCATTGTATATACTTACGGAAGCCAGCAAAAAAGGCAAGAAGTGCATATTCTTTTGCGACAGGGTAAAGCTAGTACAGCAAGCTATCAACGCATTTAGAAGTAATGGGATTGAGGTAGGTGTGATAATGAGTGATCACGAGCTGAGAAACCCAGATGCCATGATACAGATAGCTAGTATTCAATCAGTAGCTAGAATGCGTAGAAAACCTGAATTTGACCTTGCCATAGTTGACGAATGCCATACTCACTATAGGACGACACAGGAATTGATGGATCGCTACAGTAATGTGCCGTTCATTGGTTTGTCAGCAACACCTTATAGCAAAGGTCTAGGCAAGGCTTATAATGATCTGGTCGTACCAGTTACTACTAGGCAATTATTAGATCAGGGTTATCTATGCCCAGTTAAGTATTATGGCGGTGCTACAGCTAACGTATCAGGCTTAAAGACTAAGAGATTACCAACAGGTGCTAAGGACTATGATCCAAAAGAGTTAGAACGTGCCATAGATGAGGAAAGCGAGTATCTCACTGGTGATATAATTCTAAACTACACTAAGTTAGCGTATAACAGACCAGCAATAGCATTTAGTCCTAGCGTAAAGCATAGTAAGTATCTGGTTGACCAGTTTAATAAAGCTGGTATCCCAGCAGTACACATAGACGGGTACATGAAAGAGAATGAGAGACAGGATATCTACAAAGGTCATGAGAGAGGTGACTTTAAGATCCTTAGTTGTTCAATGCTACTAGGCACTGGGTACGATGCACCCCATATCTCATGCTTGATTGACTGCTATCCAAGCCAAAGTAAAATACAATTCGTACAAAGAGCAGGGCGCATAATGCGCTTACATGAGAGTAAGACAGACGCAATATACTTAGACCATGCTGGTAATATTGCTAGGCATGGATTCCCAGAGGACATAGTGCCTGACTCATTAGATGATGGTGAGAAACCATATAACGAGAACAATCAGATCAAGGAAAAGAAAGAGTCTAAGGCTAAAGATTGCCCTCAGTGTTTTGGTATTATGGTTGGTATACGTTGCGCATGTGGGTATGAGATACCTATAATGGAGCAGATAAAGACCACAGAAGAAGAATTAACCTTATTGAAGAAACCTAGTGATTACCAAGATAATCACAAGAAAGTATTCTTAGGTGGGTTAGAGTTATATGCACAGGAGAAAGGATTCAAAGCAGGATGGGTAGCACACAGCTATAAGAAGAAATTCGGTGAGTATCCACAGGTTACACCAGCCAAGGTGAAAGAGATCCACCCGACAGTAAAAGGATACATAAAGCACTTGGAAATAAGACAAGCAAAGGGTAGACAGTATGCTAGATAACATATTGAATTCATTAGATAAAGTCAGAAAAGTAAAGGGTAGGTCTTACACAGCGTTATGCCCAGTACACAAAGACACTAAGCCAAGCATGACTATTACAGAGACTAACAGGGGTGATGTGTTGATACATTGTTTCTCGTGCGGTGCGAAAGGCACAGATGTAGTTAGAGCATTAGGGCTACCAGTAAGTGAGCTATTCATTGACGAGCTAAAGGTAGATAAGAGTAGACCATATTACCCTAAAGAACAGATGAACAAAGATAAGCACGTCATAGAGATATACAACAACACACCAGAGGACGATCTGAGCTACTTTGACAAGAAACTGTACATACAATGCAAGGCTAGATTCGACAACTTTAACCAAAAGATGCAGGATTGGATAGGTGATGATATACTATAACAACCTAACATGAGGGTTAACATGGTATGAAGCAATATAAGCAAGTTACAAGGTCGGTAGACGATCTAATTCCTTACGTGAATAATTCACGCACACATAGCGATGAGCAGATAGCGCAAGTCGCATCCAGCATTAAAGAGTTCGGTTTTACTAATCCAATACTAATAGATGACAATAATGGCATTATAGCTGGTCATGGTCGATTACTAGCTAGTCAAAAGTTAAAGCTAGAAGAAGTGCCTTGTATTGTACTGGACGGTTTAAGCGAAGCGCAACGTAAAGCCTACGTAATTGCAGATAACCAACTAGCGTTAAATTCGGATTGGGATTATAGTAAATTAAAGGTTGAAGTTGACCAACTTATAGAGCATGAATTTAACTTAGATTTATTAGGTCTGGATTTGTCATTTATGGATGAAACCCCAGAGCTTGACAGTTTAGGCTTAACACCAGAAGATAAACTGGATAATTACCTTAATGGTGACACCAAGATAATCAGGTTAGCTTACAGTCAAGAAGAACTAGAATCAATTACCAGTATGCTAGACACCTTAATCGAAAGGTATGAGCATAATGACTACAGTGAATGTGTTTATATGCTAGTTAGCAAGGCGATGGCTAATGGTTAAAAAACTATACCCAGAAAAACACAAATTTGACTACAAGTTAAATAAAAATAAAACACCAACAAGCGCAGATTATGATCATGTTATTGATTATGATTGTGATATTTACGATGGTGATACGGTTGTTTGTAGTTACAGGAAACTAGACAAGGAAACAAAAACACTATTAAAGGCTTGTACTAAAAAAGCCAAATGCACAAAAAGCACTAGGACTAGGGGTGTAGCACAAAATAGCGCAGTATATGGCGCACTCCCAAGAGTCCCATGTCGTGAAGATTATTGTAGGTTCAGTGCTGACACAAAGAAACAGCCTGATGTGTTTTTTGGTTTGTGCAAGGTTGCCGAAAAACTATGGGGCATATACGAAAGCACTTACCCGAAAGTCGCTGAAAACTTTAGGTCATTTGCTGACAAGATAAACCCAGACTGGCGCAGAACTGGCACACCATTTACAACGGTAAACGTTAACAAAAACTTTGCCATAGGCTACCACCTAGACAATGCGAATTATGGTGATGTATACAGTAATGTATTGATAACTAAAAAGAACGCAAAAGGCGGTTATTTTGTTATGCCACAGTATAGGGTGGCACTAGCGCAAGAGGACGGAGCGTTAGTCATTGTTGATGGTGCAAGTATACCTCATGGGGTAACCGAAATTAAACCACTGTCAAAGGACTGGGAGCGCTCGAGCGTGGTATTTTATACACTCTCAAACTTACAGCATTGCCTAGACCAAAGTGGTGAGGTTTTAAGGTCAAAACAGGTCACTATGGAACGAGCAAGAAAGCGAGCGCAGAAACTAGACCCGAGGTTAAACAATGGCTAAGACAGGTAGACCTAGAATAGAACTCACACCAGAACAGAGGGCGCAAGTTGAGGCACTTGCTAGTGTATTAACACAAGAGCAAATAGCTGATTACTTAGGTATATGCAGACGCACATTTAACAATATAATTGAGCGTGATGAAGAAGTTTATGCACAATATAAAAAGGGAAAGGCTAAGGCTATTGCTAGTGTAGCTGGTAATCTAGTAAACAAGGCTAGAAACGGTGACACTACAGCATCAATATTTTATCTTAAAACTCAGGCTGGCTGGAGAGAGCAAGAGCCAGAAGATAGAGAGTTACCACCAATACAAGTGTATTTGAATGATACTAACTAAACCACAGACAGCAATATACACATCTAATTCTAGGTTTATATCGGTGGTAGCTGGTAGACGGTTCGGTAAGACTTATTTATCTACCATTATATTGTTACGCATGGCGTTATCAGGTAAAGGTAAGAATTGCTGGTATGTAGCACCAACGTATAAGAGTGCTAAAGATATTGCATGGGATATGCTTATACAGACAGTGCCACAAGATTACATACAAAAGAAGAATGAAAGCACATTAACCATAAGACTTAAGAATGGTAGTGTTATAAGCCTTAAAGGCGCAGAGAAGCCTGATAACTTGCGTGGGCGTTCACTAGATTTAGCGGTGCTAGATGAATTTGCAGATATGAAGCCTGAGACATGGTATGAGGTAATACGACCTAGTTTATCTGATAGACAAGGTGATGCTGTATTCATTGGTACACCTAAAGGACGTAACCACTTCTACGACCTATGGACTAAAGGCACAGATAAGCACGATAACTGGAAATCATTCCAATATACAACCCTAGACGGTGGTAACGTACCAGCCAATGAGATAGAGTCAGCCAAGAGTGACCTAGACTCAAGGACGTTTGAACAAGAGTATCTAGCCAGCTTTGTTAACTATGCTGGTATCATCTATTACAACTTTGATAGAGAGCAGACGGTACAACCTTACACTGGTACAGATAACCAATTACATATTGGCATGGATTTTAACTTAGATCCTATGAGTGCATGTGTGGCAGTACGTAAAGGTAGGGTACTACATTTTATAGATGAGATTGTGATATACTCGTCAAATACAGATGAGATGGTATCAGAGATTAACGCTAGATACCCAGATAAGCAGATAACGATATACCCAGATCCAGCTAGTAGACAACGTAAGACTAGCGCAGGTGGTAGAACTGACTTATCAATATTACAGAACGCTGGTTATGCTGTTAACGTTAAGAATAGACACCCAGCAGTAAGAGACAGAATCAATGCGGTCAACTCACGCCTATTAAGTGGTGACGGTGAGCGTAGAATATTTATAGATCCTAAATGCAAAGAAACCATTAAGGGTCTAGAGAGACAGATATATAAAGAGGGTACTAGCCAGCCTGATAAAAGCGGTTATGACCACATGAACGATGCGTTAGGGTACTTAGTAGATTACCTATACCCTATCAAGAAAGATATTAAACAGACTCAGCCTCAAAGGTGGACGTAATGAAAGTGACTGATACACATCCCGAATATGACAATAATTCTGCTAAGTGGGAGTTCTATGTACGTTCTTACTTAGGTGGTGAAGAATACCAAGATGGTGAGTATCTGACTCGTTACGTTAATGAGACTAAGGATGAGTATTCCAGACGTATCAGTCTTACACCATTAGACAACCATTGTCGTAACATCGTCCACATTTACAGCTCATTTTTATGGCGTGTTGCACCAGTGAGAGCATTTAACTCACTAGCGAATAACCCAGCACTAGATGACATTCTAAAGGATGCTGACTTAGATGGTCGCTCATTCAATAACTTTATGAAGCAAGCGCAGACATGGGCTAGTGTATATGGTCATGTGTGGATCATGGTAGATAAGCCCAAGTCAGTTGTAGGTACACGAGCTGAGGAATTATCATTAGGTATCAGACCATACTTAACGTTATTCACACCTGAGAACGTCATAGATTGGAGATACGAGCGCACCCCTACAGGACGCTATGAGTTAACCTATCTTAAGTTACGTGAAAGCATTGACCGTAAGACAGACACCTTAACCGTAGTGCATTATCGAGTATGGACTAATGACACTATTGAACTATGGGAATCAGACGGCTCAGATGATGACGGCACAATGATTGAGTCTATTGATAATGAGTTAGGCAAAATCCCAGCGGTATTCTGTCCAGCTAATCGTAGTAATATACGTGGTATAGGTACAAGTGACATAGCAGATATCTCTTATATGCAGAAAGCTATCTATGAGGAACTATCAGAGATTGAGCAGTTAATCCGTATTAGTAACCACCCTACATTGGTTAAGACACATGATACCGATGCTAGTGCTGGTGCTGGTGCTATTATCAATATGTCTGATGATATGGATGGTAATTTAAAGCCGTATCAACTACAGCCTGATGGTGGTAACTTAGACGCAGTACGAGCAAGTATTGAGGATAAGATACAGATGATTAATAAGATGTCTCACATGGGCGCAGTACGTGGTAGCGAAGCGGTCACCATGTCAGGTGTGGCTATGCAAACTGAATTCCAGATGCTTAACGCTAAACTAGCTGAGAAAGCTGATGAATTAGAGTTAGTAGAAGAACAGGTATGGCGTTTAATCTGTACGTGGCAGGATGTGACACCAGACGTAGAGATATTCTATTCTGACTCGTTTGATATACGTGATTATCCACAAGAGCTAGTATTCTTACAGCAAGTTAAGGCTAGTGGTGTGCGTTCTACTACGTTAATGCAAGCAGTAGATAAACAGATAGCAGACCTAGTATTAGACGATGAAGATTTAGCTAAGGCGCATTTAGAGATTGAACAAGGCACTAGAACACTAGGCAACTTTAATAATGACATTCAATCAGTATAACAAGTACCTAGAGGAGCGAGGTGACGATCACTCAAGAAGAATGATCTTAGCCTTGCAACGCTTAGAAGATGAGATAGCTGAATTAGCCAGTACAGCACCATTACAGGACGGTCAACTATTTGACCTAGAATGGGCTATAAATGCTAGGAGTGATATCAGAGAGTCTATAGATAACACTATATTATCTGAGGCTCAGGGTATCATTGAGGAGTATCAGCAAATTCAGCTAGAGCTATCCACAGCTATAAACTTTACTGGTGTACCAGCAGAGGTATTAGTAGGACTACAGACTTTAGCTTTTCAAGGTTTTGAGGAAATTGCTAGTAGTTACGGTCAAGAGTTATCAGACCAGATGTATCAGTACACTTTAGCTAATCGTACTCAGGCTGACATGACAAAGGCGTTACGTGGTAGGATTAATGGGGTATATCAGGAAGCCAATCAGGATGAGATTGATGAACTGGTAGAGATAGCTAACTTTGGTACTGATAAGGCAAAGAAAGAAGCTATAGATAAACTACATAGCGTGTATGGCAGTGATAAGCTAGGAAATAACCTTAGACGTTACGCCAGTACATACGTAAGAGATGCAACCCAACAGTTTAGCGCACAAGCTACGATAGCAATGGCTAATGAAGCAGGCGTGGAAAAGTTCGAGTATTATGGCAGTAAGAAAAAAAACTCACGCGATCACTGTGTTAAACATGCTGGCAAAGTATATACTCGTGAAGAAATTTACGAGATATGGGATGGCGATTGGAAAGGTAAATCTGATGGCGATCCATTTATAGTCCGAGGTGGTTACAACTGTAGACACCAATGGCTACCGATAATAGACGAAACTACTCAATAGAGGTGCGTAACATGAGCGATGATATCATGGAAAATGAAGCAACAGAAACAAACGAAGAACAGCAACAAGGGAAAGTATTCACTCAGGAAGAAATGGATAAGATTGTATCTGACCGTTTAGCTCGTGAGCGAAGAAAGTACGAGAAGAAGTTAGAGGGTGTAGACCTCGATGAAGCACGACGATTAATGCAAGAAAAAGAACAAGCAGAAATCGAGCGTGAGAAAGAGCGTGGCAACTTTGAAACCGTCCTTAAAAAGACAGTAGAGAAGAAAGATAATGAACTATTAACTATGAAGCAGAAGTTAGAAAAGACTTTAGTTGATGGTGCTATCTTGAGTGAAGCCAGCAAGAATAATGCAGTATCACCAGACCAAGTAGCCAGCCTATTAAAGAATAAGGTAAGACTTGCGGAAAGTGGTAATGTCGAAGTATTGGACGATGACGGCACACCGATGTATAATGACAAAGGTGATCTATTATCGGTCAACGAATTAGTAAGTAATTTTTTAACGGTTAACCCTCATTTTGTACGTGCTACCTCAGGTGGTGCTGGCAGTAAGGGTAATACTGGTGGCTCAACGCAGAAGCCTCAATCTGTGGCAGAAATGGTGGAGAACTGGAATAATGGCGGAAAAGAAGCCTATGCCCAGCTCAAAAAATCCACACGTAAATAATTTTTTAATACAATTGAGGTGACACTATGTCAGCAACTACAAGTTCAAGTTTAGACGATTTATTTGTCAATATTATTGCCCAAGCCCGTTTTACGGCAGAAGAACAGTCATTAATGGCTGGTCTAGTTACTCGTTATGATATCGGCTCACAAGCTGGTACAACTATCCAAGTTCCTAAGTATCCAGCAATTGTAGCTGGTGACCTTACTGAGGGAACTGACATGGATAGCACTCAGGTTTCTACATCTAGCGTAGAGATTGCAGTAGGTGAAATCGGTGCGCAAGTATTGCTTACTGATATGGCTACTATGGGTGCTGGTAACCCAGCAGACGAGTTAGGTACTGTTTTAGGTAACGCTATTGCTACTAAGATGGATAAAGACCTTATCGCATTGTTAGACGGTTTCTCAGCGTCATTAGGTGCTACTACTCAGGAAATCACTGTAGCAGACGTATTCAAAGCCGTAGCTACCTTACGTGCTAACAAGGTTACTGGTGCATTATCAGCAGTTGTACACCCTTACCAAGCGTATCAGCTTAAAGCTAACTTAACTAATACATTCGCTAACCCGAATGGTGGTGAGTTACAGAATGAAGCAATGCGTAACGGTTACGTAGGTACTATCGCTGGTGTTGATATCTATGAGTCAGCTAACGTATCTATCGATGGCTCTGGTGACGCTAAAGGCGGTGTATTTGCTCGTGAAGCATTATGCCTAGCTATGAAGCGTGACTTCCAAATCGAACCACAGCGTGACGCATCAAACCGAGCATGGGAGCTTAACGCTACTGCTGTCTACGGTGTTGGTGAATTAGATGACTCTTACGGTGTAGAGTTATACTTTGACGCTGGACTTTAATTAGTCATTTGAGGGGTTACATAAGTAGCCCCTTAATACTTTGGAGTCATAATGGCTTATAGTACAGATACAGATTTAGTAGGCTATCAACCAGACATTTTAGAGCTAGGTATTGATAGTTTTACAGATGACCATGACAAGGCATACGATGACATTAATCGTGAGTTACTTGCTAAGTTTTGGGCTAAAAAGAATACTACCGATGAGTTCGATGTGAGCTTATTGACGGCTACACAGTTCAAAGTAGCCAGTGCTTACCTAGTGTTATGGAAGTACGCTTTACCTAAGTTAACTAACTGGGTAGAGAATGATCGCTTTATCAGTATGATTGACTTCTACAAGTCTCGTTACGGTGAAGAAATGGCAGACATATTATCGGCTGGCGTAGAGTATGACGCTGATGATGATGGTACTGTATCACCACTTGAGAAGCAATCTATCGGTGCTGGTCGCTTAGTACGATGAGAATATCAATAACCCAGAGTAATGTGAACTTAGGATCTTATCAGAAACAGATAAGTAAAGAGTTACGCATAGCATTAGTTAGAGCTGGGTTATTAGCTAAACAGATGATACTACAACGCACTAAGAGTGGTCAGGGTGTAGATGGTTCATTTAAGGCTTATTCAGATAGTTACAAGAAAGAAAGACAAGAGAAAGGCTTACCCACTAAACCTGATTTATTCGTGACAGGTGCTATGTTAGGTGCAATGCAGAATAGAGTTAAAGCGGATTATGCTGAATTGTACTTTATAAGTGGTGAGCAGAATAAGAAAGCATTCTTTAACGACAAGATAAGACCATTCTTTGATCTGAATGATAAAGAAAAGCAACGAATCAGAAAGCTATTTAGGATCGTAAAATGATTAGAGAATTAATAGCTAGTAACATAGTTAGCACGTTAAAGGCTATCACTGATAGTAACAGACCTAAAAAGGTTACGCGTGAGCCATTTGACTTTGAGAGGCTATCTAACGCACAGTTTCCAGCGGTACTAATACAGACTGACTCAGAGAGCAGAACAGATAGCACTATTGCTGGTGATGATGCTAAGCGTGAGGGTGTTATTAACTATCGTTTAATCTGCTACGTAAAAGGCGCACAGATTGATAACGCTAGAAACAGAATTATAGAATTAATCGAAAACACATTAGACGTAGACCGTACTCGTGGTGGTTATGCGATTGATACTCAAGTAACAGACATTGAAACTGATCAAGGGTCGCTCGATCCTATCGGTGGTGTTATAATTAACGTAAGAACAATTTACACATATAATCGAGGAAACTCGTAAGGATTTATCATGGCTACTATCACTGGTTCTAGCGGTATCGTTAAAGCAGTTACATCTGGCGGTTCAGTCGCTAACGTGGGCGAAGTACGCTCATACTCATTAGCTGGCAGTGCTGACACTATTGAAGATACAGCAATGGGTGACAGTTCACGCACTTATAAAGCTGGTTTAAAATCACATACAGCATCTATTGAGTGTTACTTTGACTCTACTGACTCAGCGCAAGAAGATTTAATTGCTGGTGCGGTTGTAGACTTTGAGATCCACCCAGAGGGTACTGGAACTGGTACACCAGTTTACTCAGCGTCAGGTGTTGTAGACTCAAGTGAATTTAACGCTACCTTTGACGGTATGGTTGAAGCTACTTTCAGCATCACAGTATCAGGTGATGTTACAATCGGTACTAATTAATGAGCCTAGCCAAACAGCTCAGAAAGCGCAGACAGGTTGATGCTCGTGTAATCAATGTCCATGAGTGGGCAGATGATGAGGGTCAGCCGTTTACGTTCTATTGTTACCCTATTACGTGTAATGACCTGAAAGTATTGGAAGCAAAGCATAAGAACTTTTTAGAGAACACCACAGTATCTGCTATGGTTGATCTGATTATTCTTAAAGCCCAGAGCGAGTCAGGCGAGAAACTCTTTAACGCTGGTGAAGATAGAGCAGAGCTAATGGGTGAGGAAATCACTATCATTAGTAATATCGCTGAGCAGATGTTTGCTACTATCGTATCAGTAGAGGACGCTGAAAAAAACTAATCAACAGTCAGCGCATGATGAATCTATATGCACTGGCTGATCGCTTACACATGACCTTAGATGAGGTCGAGCAGATTAGTATGACAGAGTATCATGGCTGGCTTGCCTATTTTAAGTTATTAAAGGAGCAGTCAGAACATGACACCAATGCTACTAAGAATCAAAGCCCTAGACCAAACAAAAACAGCCTTTAAATCTGTTAAAGCTGGTTTGGCTGGGGTTACTTCTTCCGTACTCAATATGAGAAATGCCCTAGTATTAGTTGCTGGTGCTACTGGTTTTGGGTATCTAGTCAAACAATCACTTAACGCATCTGACCAATTAGCTAAGACAGCTAGTAAGATTGGTACTACTACTGATGCACTATCCAGACTACATCACGCTAGCAACCTATCAGGCGTATCTACTGACACTATGAACATGGCGTTACAGCGTTTTGTACGTAGAACAGCAGAAGCTAGTAAGGGTACTGGTGAAGCAGTTGGTGCATTACGTGAGTTAGGTATCAACGCTACAGACATTCAAAGACTACCACTAGATAAGCGTATGATGGTTCTATCTGATGCGTTTGCTAATGTATCTAGCCAGAGTGATAAGCTACGCCTAGCATTTAAGTTATTCGATAGTGAGGGTGCTGGTCTAATCAATATGCTTAATAATGGCTCAGGCGCATTAGGTGACATGTTTAGTGAAGCTGAGGACTTAGGCTTAGTATTACAACAAATGTCGGCTGACGGTGTTGAGAGAGCTAACGATAGTATCTATAAGCTAACATCTATTGCTCGTGGTTTATTCAGACAGTTCACAGCGAGTTTAGCCCCAGCTATTGAATACGTATCTAATACACTTAGAGCTATACTGGTTGATGCTGGTAAGACTGCTGGTGGATTTAAGTCACTAGGTGATTATCTAGCTACTGGATTTATAGATTCACTAATCAAAGGGATCACATTCTTTGAGGATGCGGTTAACGGTATATCTAAGGGTGTTGGTAATCTAGTTACCTTATATAAGACATTAACTTTTGGATACACAGACCAAGAGAAGCAAAACAAAGCACTACTAAATCAACGTGTAGAGATTGGCAAGCTATTACTAGCTTATCAGCAGTATGAGAATACTGGTAAACAAAGTAGCACAAATGTAGTAAGGGCTTTCTCGGATGCAACTGATGCCTTAGCTGGCACTGGTATCGAGTTACCTAAGATTAATGATGCTGACTTTGTTAATAAGCTCAGACAAATACAAATATCCTTAATGGAAGTATCTGACGACGCTGGTTATAGTGCGCCATTCCAGATCAATCTACGTGGCATAGTTGATGCGTTACAGAATGCTAAGGGTGAAATAGGTGATTTTAATTTAGGTGATTTTGCACCCAGACAGGATGCCATAGAAAACATTAGCCAGTTTAAGCAGACTATTGATAGCGTGTTAGAGTCAATGCCTACACTAGAAGATAGCTTTAAGTCATTCACTAAAGGTGCTATGAACTCATTTACTCAAGGGTTCACTGATGCGGTAACTGGTGCTAAAAGTTTTGGTGATGCTATGAAAGATATGGCTAAGAGTGTGATTGATAGCTTGATTAAGATGCTTGCTCAGTATTACATTACTCAGCCGTTATTTAATGCTATTTCTGGTTTTGCTGGTGGTTACGCATCAGGTAGTACTGGTAACTCAGCAATGAACTTCCAAGGCTTTGACGGAATGACGGGGACAGTCGCCTATGGTGGTTCTGTTAGTGCTGGTCAACCAGTTAAAGTAGGTGAGAATGGCGAGGAGTTATTCATCCCTAGAACCAATGGCGCAGTAGTATCTAATAGTGACTTAAATAGTGGATCAGGTGTAGTAATTAATCAGACTATCAACCTATCAACTGGTGTAGCTCAGACGGTTAAAGCTGAGGTCATGAACATGATGCCACAGATAGCAAAACAAACTAAATCAGCAGTAATGGACGCTCGTATACGTGGTGGTTCATTTAGTAAATCATTAGTAGGTGCGTAATGGATTTTCCAGACATTGGTATACAAAATATAAACATGAGCCTTAGATCAGCAGTAAGCGCATCTAGTTCACCCTTTACATACAATCAGCAGGTTTATGTTCATCAGGGCGTAGTATGGATGGCAGAGGTAACATTGCCACCATTAACTAGAAACGAAGCCAAAGCGGTTGAGGGCTTTCTTGCTGGTCTAAGGGGTGGTAGTGCTACATTCAAGCTGGGTAATCCGTTACATAACACTATCGGTGCTGGTAATATCACTGGTGCTATCGGTGATACAACGGTTACAGCTAGTATTAGTGGTGCAGTGGTTGGTGATTATTTCGAGTTTAGTGATCACCTTTATATCATTACTTCTATAAGCGGTAGTAGCTATGGGGTTATGCCACCATTACGCAATACAGCTAACTCATCTACGGTAGACTTCACATATCCTAAAGGCACATGGAGACTATCAACCAATGAAATTAATTTTAATATTGCAGTAGATGGTATACACTCATTTACATTCCCGATTATCGAGGCTTTATAATGAGAAACCTATCTAGCGAAATGACAGCGGTATCTACCGCAGAAGTAGTAAGACCTATATTACTGGTGGAGTGTGACTTTGACAGTGGTGATGTCAACCTATGGAATGGTGTTGGTTCGCTTGATTACGGTGGTAAAAGCTACATTGGTGCTGGTAACTTGCTTGCTATCAGCACTGTAGGTGAATCAGTTGATATGACTGCTGACGGTTTGTCAGTTAGTCTATCAGGTCTTAATAATTCATTACTAACACTAGCTAAAGACGAGGACTATCAAGGTCGTAAGCTCATAGCTAAGTTAGGCGCAATGGATGAGAACAATGACGTGGTAAGCAGTCCAGTAGTTATATTTACTGGGTTTATGGATACCATGACAATTAACGAAGCTGGTGACTCATCTAGTATTAACCTCACAGTAGAGAATAAGTTAATACAATTAGAGAGAGCCAGAGTCAGACGGTTTACAGATAACGATCAGAAGATAGATTACCCTGATGATGAGGGCTTTAGTTTTGTGACTAAGATCCAAGATAAAGAGATTGTATGGGGTAGAAGTAGTGGTGCTAGTGGTTCTGGTGGTCGTGGTGTAGACATAATGGATGATCGGAGAATGAGATAATGTATCAACTAGAAAACTTTACCAATATCAAGAAAGAAATAAGACCTCTAATAGAAGCCCACTATAAAGAGATAGCCCTCAATAAAGAGAAGATAAAACTTAATCCTGACTGGAAAGAGTATGCACGTTTAGATCGTGCTGGTGCTTTACGATGTTTTACGGCTCGTAAGGATGGTCAGTTGATAGGTTACTTTGTGGTTATAGTTAACAAGTCACTACACTATCAAGATCACTTATTCGCTTACAATGATGTTATCTTTCTAGCTAAAGGTCATAGAAAAGGTCTTACTGGTGTAAAGCTAATTAAGTTTGCCAGTGAAGCTATGGAAGCTGAGGGTATATCTTTAATGATGGTAAATACCAAGGTACATCAAAGTTTTGATAAAATCCTTGAGCGTTTAGGGTATAATCTTATAGAGAGAGTATATTCTAAATGTTTTAAGTAGAGGTTTATTATGGCGGTAGCGGTTGTAGCTGGTTTAGCTAGTACGGCAGGGGCTTACGGAACAGCGGTAGCTTTAAGTGCTACATTTAGCCTAGCGTGGGCAGGAACAGCGTTTGCTATTGGTGCTGGTCTATCAATGATCAGCCAAGCCCTACAGCCAAACCTCAGAACTGGTCAAGATACAGGTTTAAGCACATCAGTAGCTAACCCCATAGCAGAAAGACCTATAATCTATGGTCGCACTAGAACTGGTGGGACTATTGTCTATTTCACCACTAGCGGTGCAGATAATAAATACTTACACTTAGTTATAGCCGTAGCTGGTCATGCTATTGATGGTTACGAGAAAGTTTACTTTGATGATGAAGTTATCTGGGAAGATGGATCATATGTTGATGACTGGGTTCAAAATGCTCAGATTAACTTCTATGACGGCACACAAACCACAGCAGACCAAGACTTAATTAACGCGTCTAATGAGTGGAATAGTAATTGTATACTGAATGATACCGCTTATATTCATGTACGCTTAGAATACGATCCAGAAGTATATACTAATGGTATCCCTAGCATCACTACTACTATTCGTGGTAAGAAAGTATTAGATCCTAGAACTGACGTTACAGCATGGTCA